TGATTGATGTTTATGAAAAAGCATCTAAAATTGCTTATGAAGAAAATATTAGTTATGAAGAAGCTCTTGAAAAAATAAGAAAACCAAACATTAAAGGTATCACTTTTGATGATGGAAAAAAAAACTCTGAAATTTCGGTAGATGACCAATCATCTAATAATAAATCTATTTTTAAAACAATAGGTGATGCTATAATTACACCTGCTTATGGATCGGAAATGAATCTAACTACTGCAAAAAGAATTATATTAGATAAAGTTGGTGGCAATATATATAATGAAGAATCTCAAGATAATTTACAAAAATTTATAAATGCTGTTCGTGATGTTGAAAGTAATAGTGGAGAAAATACATATAATGAATCTACAACTGCTGCAGGAGATTTTCAATTTAAAATGTTTACAAAAGATAAAAATGGTAAATATACAATTAAAGAAGGTTCTGCATTTCAAACAGGATTACAAAGAATAAAAAATAGATATAAAAAAGAAAATATAGATATTCCTAATTGGGTTGAAGAAGCTGTAAAACATAATGATCCAAGAAAATTAACTTATGAACAACAAGAAGAATTGTTTTTAATTAATCTTTATCAACAAGTAGAAAGTGATGCTTTGATTAAAGCAATGTTAGATGGTGATATGGAAAAAGCAATGCAATTATATGCAAAATTTCATCACACTAAAGATAATGTTGTAAATGACAGAATTGTAAAACAAAAATTTAAAAAAGCATATAAATAATAAATAATATGGCACAATTTGGATTTGGATTAAACATAAACGAAACAGCACAAGAAACTGGTTATGATCAGTATAAAACAAGTTTATTTGAATCATTAGGAGCTGTAGCAGAAGAGAACTGGAATTTTAATCCTGTAATGTCTTTGTTTGCCATAACTGGTTCTAATTTATTTAACATAGATGGTATCGCTCCAGCAGCAGCAGAATCAAGAGCAAAAGGAATAATTCCTAGAGACAAAGATTTATTAAATGAAGAGTATAGAGATTTAGGATTATATTTTGAAAGAAACGAATATCAATCTGTTGTTGATATTATGGTTGAAAGAAAAAAAAGAGAAAGAGAACTACAAAGTATTCAACAACGTGGACCAAAAGGTTCTTGGAATCCTTTATCTGGTGGATTTTATGTAGGTGCTTCAAAACTTCTAACAGGTATTGGTGTTAGTTTTCTTGACCCTATAAATATTGGAGCATCTTTTATTCCTATTTATGGACAAGCTAGATTTGCTAGATCTATTGCAAAAGCAAAATCAATGGGTGTAAAATCTGCTAAAGCATTCAGAAGAACAAGATTAAAAAAAGGTGTTTTAGAAGGTGCAGTTGGTGCTACTCTTGTAGAGCCACTTGTGTATGGTGTTGCTCAAAGAGTACAAGCAGATTATGATTTAACTGATTCTTTTTTAAATGTTGCTTTTGGTTCTGTTATTGGTGGTGGTCTTCATGTTGGAGCTGGTAAATTAAAAGACATGGCAACTAATGCAAGATTTCAAGAAAGAGTTTTAGCAAATAGAGAAAATTTAAGTAAACCAGAGGGTGGTGATCCAGAAGTAGATTTGTATGCAGAATACTATCCAAAAGAAGTAGCAGATCAAATGATGAAACTAGATCAAATGGATCAAGCAACTAGAGATGTATTGTTAGAAAAATCTATAGGAGATTTAATTTTAGATGAACCTGTAAACACAGATGCTATTGTTAATGCAGATCCTGTTCTTAATGGAACATCAACTCAACAAATTGATTTACAATTAGCTAAAGCTAAAAAAAATCTTGAGATAGTAAAAAAACAAACACAAGAAATAATTAAAGATGGTGGTAAAGTAAATAAAGTTCACCTGCAAAATGCAATTAAAAAATATAATGATTTACTAACTGAAAGAAAAAAATTTGTAAAAACAAATGAAACAAAACCTGTTATTAATGAGCCACTAGTTAATCGTAAAAAACTTTCAAAACAAGTTCCAGATCAACCTTCAGAAATAGTTGTTCCAAAAGATTCTAGATTAAAAACTGCTGAATCAAGATTAATTAAATTAAGAACAATTCAAAATGAAGCAAAAATACCTTTAGACTTTACTGATAAAACTACAGGAAGACCAGATACAGTATTAGAGGATACGGCAAGAGATTTAGAAGAAGTAAATTCTAAATCTGAAGAAATAGAAAATGGAATAGCAGATTATATTAACTGTACACAAGGAAATTAATTATGGCAAAAAATAGTTGTTCAACAAGAATAGTAAATTTAATAAACAAATCCTCTCTTAAAGCTGTAGATAAAGATGATGTAATTAGAAAAATTCAAGATGCTGTACTTGATAATAAAAAAACTAACTTAAATAAAGTTGAGATAGATAAAATTAGTAAAGATGTTACAGAGCAAATAAAGGCTCAAAAAATAATAGATAAAATAAATGCTGTTAATGATGAAATATTAGTAAGAAAAGAAGTAGAAAAACTTTTAGAAAATTTTAAAGGTGATGAGCAAGAAGGTTTAATTTCATTTTTAGTTGGGTCAAACAAAATAACAATGGGTGGAAGATCATCTGTATCTGTTGCACAAAACGCTGCTCAAGGTCAATTAATAGCTGCATTTGATGCAGAACTTTCTGCTAATAATTTAGATGGAATGTTTGATAAAGCAGATGCAAGACTTCAAGAAGAACTTGCAGTAACACAACAACAAATTTCTGAAGGAACAGAAATAACATCCAAAAATGAAAAAGTAGTACAATTAGCTACAATAATGGAAAAACATTCTGAACTAACTAGAGAAGCATTAAATGATAGGGGTGCAAATATTCCTAAAATGTGGGGATATGTTGTTAAGCAAGGTCATGATCAATTTAATGTAAGATCTGCAGCAAACAGATTGGGTAAAAATTTAGATGAAGTAGAAGTTCCAGAAAATTTTACAGGAAAAGATATAAACTATCATAAAAATTATAATGCTTGGAAAAATTTTATTATGCAAGATTTAGATCATGGAAGAACATTTGCTGGTCAAGATAACATTGATAATTTTTTATTTGAATCATATAACTCTCTAGTTGGTAACAAAATACAAGTAGCTGATGGTGCTAGTGGAGTTTTTGGTAGTGCTACAAAATCATCTTCAAACAAGAGAGTATTACATTTTAAATCTGCAAAACATTGGTTTCATTATAATCAAAAATTTGGAACAGGATCACTTAAAGAAACTTATTATGGTGGATTAATGACGGCAGGAAGAAATATAGGAATGCTTGACACACTAGGAACTAAGCCTCAGAAAAATTTTGAAAAAATGAGAATTGCTGTTTACAATAGATTGAAAGCAGAAAAAAGAAATCCAGAAAGTGTAGCAAGCTACAAACAATTTGAAAAATTTATGAATGTTGTAGATGGAACTATTTATACTCTTGATGGTGGTGATAGTGGATTTGCAGTTGCAAAATGGTCTGCAATAACTAGAGCATTTATGAATACTACAAAATTAGGTGGTGCAGTAGTTTCTGCTGCTGCAGATATAGGTATCTATGCTTCAGAAATGAAATACCAAGGTAGATCTTTTTTAGGTGGTCTGGGTGAAGCATTTGTTGGATTATCTAGAATGAAAAACACAAAACAAAAAAGAGAAATTGCAAGAGCTGCAGGATTATTAGCAGATGGTACAACTTATGATGTTTCTGGAAGACATCAAGTTGGAGATAATTTAGGAAAGGGTTGGACACAAATACAAAGATCATTTTTTAAATATAATTTACTTTCTTGGTGGACTAATACTTTAAAAGAAAATGCAATGTTAAGTATGTCAAATTATTACGCAAGTCAAAAAAATTTAAGTTTTGACAAACTAAATAAACCATTACAAGATTTTTTTAACTTATATAATATTGATTCAACTAGATGGGATATTATTAGAAAATCAGCAATGAAAAAAGCTGATGATGGAATGGAGTTTCTTAATATAAGTTCATTAGATCAACTAGATGCTAATGGAAAGCCAGTTATATCTGATGCTGATATAAAAAAAATGACAGGTATGGATGATTTAACTGCTAAAGAAATGCAGTTAGAAAGACAAAAGTTTAAATATTCTATATCTGGAATGTTATTAGATAGATCAATTTATGCAGTAATTGAACCAGATGCTAGAGTAAAAGGAATAATGACACAAGGAACTCTTGCAGGAACTGGACCAGGAGAAGCCTATAGATTTTTTGGTCAGTTTAAAAGTTTTCCATTTGCTATTGCAAATAAAGTTTTAGGAAGAGAAATAGGTCTTATAAAAAAAGGTAGACAATTAGGTGGATTTAAAACTGAAGCTGGTAGAGAAAGTTTGGGAAGAGGTATTAGAGGTTTGAGTTCTGTTTTAATAACTACAGCTTTTATGGGTTATGCGTCAATGACAATGAAAGATTTATTAAAAGGTAAAGAACCTAGAGATCCAAATAAAGGAGAAACTATAATGGCTGCTCTTTTACAAGGTGGTGGATTAGGTATTTATGGTGATGTATTATTTAAAGAATTTAGAGATGCTGGTTCACTTATTGGTTCAATGGCTGGACCAGTTCCACTTACTGCAGTTGAACTTGGTCAAGCATTAAAGTACGCTTTAAGTACAGAAGAAGGTAGTGGTGCTAAAGCTGGTAAAAAAGCATACAGAGCTGTAGTTAGTAACGTACCTTTTTTAAATATATTTTATGCCAAAACTGCATTTGATTATTTAATAGGTTTTCAACTTATGGAAACAATGAATCCAGGTGGATTAAAAAGAGTAGAAAAAAGAATGAAAAAAGAATATAATCAAGAATATTGGTTGCCAAAACCATCAACACAGTTTAAAGGTTTTTAGAATATGACAATATCATCGACTACAGTAAAAAATTCGTACTCTGGAAATGGTACTTTAGATACCTTTAACTACACTTTTAAAATCTTTGCAAATACTGACATTCAAGTAATTATTAGAGACGCTA